TAATTTGTTTTGCTGTTTTTACTTTCATAATATCCTTTCTGTTGTGCCTGGCGTGCTGTACTGCGACATCGACTTATGTACAAGTCTCCGGGCCTCATCTAGTTTCAGTTGCCACCCGCCAGGTCTTATTACCCTTATAACAGGATAATCCTATATGTCAAGCGCTTGATGCTTGACGCTTGCCGCTTGACGCTTGCGGCCTTCAGTATTTTAGCCAACGCCATAACGCGTTGTAACAGGATTGCTGTATCACCTTTGACCAGTGAGGCCAGCCGCGTTATTTAACGAAGCGTCGCTCCAGCCTACTGATCCCAGGTCCATTGCAACAGGCTCTTCGTTATATGTACACAATAGACCAGGGATCAGCACCTTTGGGTGTTACCTATCTTGCGACAGCACCAAAGGTTGCAACTGATCCCAGGTCCAATTACTGCCCGGACGTCTCCATCTTCATTGGACCAGGGATCAGCACCCCAACGAAGACGGCCTTCAGTAGGCGGTGTGACGTGGGGTGCCCCCTTGATTGTTACAGCTGTGGACACGGCATTAAATGTAGTTTCCTACTTGCCCAGTATTATTCAGCCTTCTTCCTGTATTTTTCTTCCATATAACAATTCTCCTATATAATCCTATTGACAGGAATTGTCAATAGTGTATAAAAAAAATAATTAACGAAAGGAAAAAAATATGAAAATGACTAAATATCAACTTGAACACTTTAGACGAAAAGTGGACAGACAGTTTAATCCTTTAATTGAAGAACAGGAATTATTGGTTAAACAATATAAAACGGAGGCAACTGATAAAGCAGTTGATAAGTTATCTAAAAAAATTGGTGCAGATAAAATTATCAATAAATTTAGAGAAGCAGAAAAAATGTTAGAGGAAGCAAGAGCAACCGCCATGACATTTTTTGAAAAACAAAAACCAAAAGATCAAGACTTAAATTATAAGTTTAGAAATAATGACAGATATTCTGACAGGTTAGAATTATCTGATTGTGAAGATCAACTGCGAGATTGGGCTTCGGAACTTGCACAACGCGAGATCGAGAGAAGGCCAGAAGGTCTTAAACTAAAACAGCTTAAAGAGCTTAAACAAAAAGCAAGAGATATTGTTTTTGAAAGTGGAACGCCAGATGCTTTGGCAATAGCTTTGGATAATGTATCTAAAAAGATTGGTGTAAGGTGGAACCAAGATTTACAGGCATTACCAAATTTTAAACAATAACACTTGACAGGGGCTATCCTATAATATAGGATAGTCCCAATAACAGAAAGGTAGAAATGAAAATAGAAGACTTAATAGAACAGGCAAAAGAGATCGAAGAGAGATCTGAGTTTATTGTTTCATGGTTTGCTAAAAAATATAACAAGACAATTTTTAGAATTGGAACTTTAAACAAAAAGGGTTGCAGAACTTGGGAACAAGGTGGCAAAAAATATATGTGTTTTTGGGACACAGTTTTAGAAAGGTACACAACTTGCATTGACCCAATGATAACTTATAAGAAAGCGAGGAACTAATGACAGTACAAGATCAATCAATACAGGAAGTTCAATCTAAAAATAAAGCAGAGGAATTTGAAAAGAAAAAAGAATTAAGAAAAAAAATAATTGATTTTGCGGAGACAGGTAGTCTGCATCAATTAACAGAGATAAATTCTGAAATAAATAGATTGACAAAGCGCAGGGTTATACTGTAGGATAATCCTAATTAACGAAAGGTATAAATATGAAAACATTAAAAAAAGAGTTTTTACCAGGTGGCTCTAAAAGACAATACATTCTGGACAAGGCTGTAGATTATCTTAAAACGCCTGGGTTGCAAGCTGCCAAGCATGCATTCTGTATCGAACATTTAATGATGACAGAAACCGAGTATCTCGAAGCATTGAACAAAGCAACGAACGGTGGAGTTGTGGAGGCAGCATTATGGAAGTAAAAGATAAAGTAATCACTGAACAGACTGAGTTTAAGATAATTAAAGACTCGAAGGATGAGCCAGATTTAAAAGCGGCACAAAAGTTTGTAGGTGGTATGGTGCAGGGTATTGAGTTTCCAAACGGTGACTACATGATCATGAACGAAGAAGGTAAATTGATGGGCTTACCATTAAATCCAGAAGCAACTGCTCTCTGGCGTTTAACATTTACCAAAGATAAATATTTATTTGGATATGATGACTGGGTTGCCGGTCCTGCTATCCTTATAAAACATAAGGCGCTTAAGCGTTGGGCGTCTTAACCTTTCTACCTGGTACCTCAATAGAGGTACCAGGCTACGTGCAAAATTTGAACTTTCTTTTATTTTAATATACAGTTACACAACAAAGGGGTCCCTACGCTTGCACCTTTTGCCAAGTTTTGGATACTTAAAGACGTAAAATACTTTCTGGTACCATATGGAAATAGATATAGAAAAATTAAAAAAATTTGAAAAGTTACCGCCCGATGTAAAAAGACAATTAGCTTTATACATGGCTAAATGGCAAGAGAAGAAAAAGGAGTCTCAGATCAGAAATGATTTCATGGCTTTTGTAAAACACGTTTGGCCTGATTTTGTAGAAGGGTCCCATCATAAACGTGTCGCAAAAAAATTTAACGATATTGCAAATGGAAAGATAAAGCGTGTTATAATTAATATGGCACCTAGACATACTAAGTCTGAGTTTGCATCTTATCTTTTACCTGCCTGGATGGTAGGTCGTAATCCTAAACTAAAAATTATTCAATCAACTAACACAACAGAATTATCTGTAAGGTTCGGTCGTAAAGCAAAACAACTCATGGACTCTGCAGAATACAAAGAAGTATTTCAAACAAGACTCAAAGAAGATAGTCAAGCTGCTGGTAAATGGGAGACTCAACAAGGTGGTGAATATTATGCTGCTGGTGTTGGATCTGCAATCACAGGAAGAGGTGCAGACCTTTTGATTATTGATGACCCACATACTGAACAAGATGCCATGAACTCTGCTGCATTGGAGAGAACATACGAGTGGTATACTTCTGGTCCACGTCAACGTCTTCAACCTGGTGGTACAATTGTAATTGTAATGACTCGTTGGAACGAAAAAGATTTAACAGGTAGATTAATATCTGCACAAAAAGAACCTAAAGCTGATCAATGGGAGGTAATTGAGTTCCCTGCGATTATGCCATCCGGCAAACCCCTGTGGCCTGAATACTGGAACATAAAAGATTTGGAAGCTGTCAAAGCCTCGATTCCTGGTTCAAAGTGGAATGCACAATATATGCAGAACCCTACATCAGAAGAGGGAGCACTTATTAAACGTGAGTGGTGGCAAAAGTACGAAGGAGATCTTCCTAAACTAGAACATGTTATACAAAGCTATGATACAGCATTCATGAAAAAAGAATCAGCTGACTATTCTGCTATTACAACATGGGGAGTGTTTACACCTGACGAGGATAGTGGTCCATGCCTCTTGCTCCTTGATGCATTGAAAGATAGGTTCGAGTTTCCTGAACTACGTAGGATCGCGCTTGAGCAATACGGATACTGGCAACCGGAAACAGTTATCATTGAGTCTAAAGCATCAGGACTGCCTTTGACGTATGAATTAAGGAAAATGGGTATCCCAGTAATTAACTTTACACCATCAAAAGGAAATGATAAACATACAAGAGTTAACAGTGTTTCTCCTCTGTTTGAGTCAGGGAGAATATGGGCGCCCACCGAAATGGAGTTTGCGCAGGACGTAATAGAAGAATGTGCCGCTTTTCCATACGGTGACCATGACGATTTGGTAGATAGTATGACACAAGCAGTAATGAGATTTAGACAAGGCGGACTTATACAACATCCTGAAGACTATCAGGACGAACCTCTACCACAAAAACAAAGGACGTATTACTAATGGGACCACTTATTAGATTTCTTATATCACTATTCAACCTTGTTAAAAAAGGTGATATTAAAAAGATAGACGATGCATACAACGCCGCTAGAAAAGAGTTTGGTGAATTAAAAGACGACGTAAAGAAAAAAATTGATGATACCTTTGAGCAAGGTAAAAATGCAAAGGCGGTAGAAGATAGAACCAAAGATATTGCAAAAGGTGATCCTCTTGGAGAAGGAGAAGGTATACTTACTCTTACAGACAAAATAGCTAAAAAAGCAGAAAATTTAAAAAAAACATTAGACGAAAATAAAGTCACTGAAGAATCTATACTTGAAGATGCAATAGATGCTGCAACTGGTTTTAGAAAATCCGTTGGATCAAAAGATAAATCTAAACCTTTTCAAACTTATAGAATGGAGTTTCAAAGAGAAAATCCAGATTATAGAGTTCCAGGTGGTAGTAGATATGCAGAGGGTAATTTAAGAACTGCAATTAGAATGTTTTTAAGAACAGAAGTAAAAGAGGGTAGATTGAAATTACCAGAGAGTGATCAATTTAAAATAGATAACTATTCTCCAATGATGGAAGACGATCCAATTGATGTATTTAGAAGATATTATGGTGAAGATGCATTAGAGGCAGCTGATGACATGGCTGATTCATTGAGCAGAGGTGAGTCTATGAGACATTACGAAGAGATTTTTAGATCAGAGATGCCACCGTTAAAAATTAAAACAAAAGGTGCAGGTCAGTATGATCAAAGTATTTTAGATGCAGAGCGTGTCATGAAAGAGGCAGCAGAGGATGCTAAGAATAAAAAGGTATTAGATGAGTTTGATATAGGTGGCAGAAAGAAAAACAATATGGGTGGTATCACTAGAGCAAGCTATGCTTTTGGTACAGGACTTAAATTAATAAAAATATTCGGCAGTGCCAAAAAATTAAAACAAGCAATTAAAGAAGCTGTAGAAGATTTAATACCATCTGGAGATAAGAAAGTAGATGCAGACGTGGCTATTGATAACATGTTAGAGAACGCTAATGTAGATAGAGATCTTGTTGATCAATACGATATTGTAGATGCGTACGGTGAGGCGTATGATGAGATTATAAAAGCTTCAGATAATCTTCCTGGTTTTACAAAAAAAGTATTCGATGATGTTGACGTAGAGTTAGAAAAAAAATTTCCTGGAGTTACAAAAGAAATACAATCAAGTAAAGCAAACGAAAGATTACAACTCATGAAAAAATATCCAGGTATAGATGAAGGCTTATTGGATAATATTATTAATGATCCAGATCCACAACACAAAGCAGAAGTATTAGCAACTCTTGATGAAGCTATGACAATGGGCCAAAAAGGTATGGACACTGAAAAAATAATTGAAGTTTTAAAAAGCACAAGCAGAACTAAACAAGCGTCCGGTGGACTATCATACTTAATGGGTATGTAATGAAGATAAATCAATACAATCAAATGATGTCCTATTTGTCGGACTCATTCAATCCTGCATTACTACGATCTCAAGTTGCAACCTTAGAACAAAGAGAGGGTTTTGCTACAGGTGGCACGTACAAAGATTATGTGTCCAGAGGAGAAGAATACAAAGATCTTACATTCGAAGAATGGTTACAAGAAGATAAACCTGGATACAAACCATCGGAGTTTGGAAGAGTTGATAAAGCTATTGGTGGCAGAGTTAATTTTCAATATGGTGGACCAGCTTATTTAGAAAGTGTTTTTAAAGAAGCATTAGAATCAAATAACTATGACATTGATGATATTTTTAAAAAGGCAGCGGCTAAAAAAACAGAGCTTTATAATCAAACTAAATTAGGAACATATAAAGTTCCACTTTCAAAAGAAAAAGCTGAAACAATGTTTAGAAAATATGTTTCATATGAAAGATCTATGTCACCTGAAGATTATATGAGTTACATTCAAGAAAGAATTAAAAATCCAAATACACCTCATATAGAAGGTTGGAATCAACCTTTAAAAGGAACTCCATTAGAAGCAAAAGGAATAGGAACAACAAAAAATGTACCTGTTCCAAATTTAAAAAAAGCAGAAAAAATGTTATCTCCACAAGAATTAAAACAGTGGAGAGCTTACACAAACAAACAACAAAAAAAAGTTAAATACCAAAGAACATTTCAGAAAAGCGAAAAATTTAATCCTGAAACAGGTCAATTTGAATATGATCCAAAAATTAAACAAGAAGCTTTAAGTAAAAAATATTTAAGAAAAAATATTAGAAGAGCAATTAAAGCGGATGCGTATAAACAGTTATCTGCATCTGAAAAAGCAAAGTATTTAGATTTTGAAAAAAGATTAGATACTATTGGTAATATTATAAAAGAAAATCCTAATTATATTTTAGAAGATACAGAAGTAATGAATAAATTATCTACTGCCGTAGATCCTAAAACAGGAGAAATATATAAAAAGTCTCCAAGCTTTACAGATATTAAAAATAGAAGAATATGGGAAGTAGAACATATTGATCCAGTTGTACAAGGTCAAACAAAAGGTAGAGGTAGTTTTTTAAGAAATCTACAAGTTTTACCAGAATCAATTCATAAAAATTTTAAAAATAACGCTGAAACTTTTTTAAATAATCATTATGAAGATAAAAAATATCAGTCACAAGTTGACAACATTATAAACAAAGCAAATGAATTAAAAGTTGAATTAAGAGTTAAAGGTGTAGGTAAAGTTGGTTATAAACCAACATTTACTAATTTTGCAGATAAAGCTGAAGATGTTATTAGCACTTATGTAAAAAATCCTGAAGCAAGAAAAGCTTATACAAACATTACAGGAAATATTTTAAAACCAGAAGTTGCTCCAGGTGAAACAGGTTCTATTAGCACTGACCTTTTAAAAGATATAGGAAAAGGTGTAGGCACTGTTGCAAAACCAGTTCTAAAAACAATTGGTTCTTTACCAGTTGCTGGAACTTATGCTGGAATGACTATTAAAGAAAATTTAGATGAGGGAAAAAATATTGTTGATGCAACAGTTGATCCCCTGGTTGGAGTAGAATTGTTACTTCCAGAAACGGTTAAAAGATTAGGACCTTTAATGGCTAAAGCAGCAAGACTATCTACTCCTGTTGGAACTGTTCTAACTGGATTAGGAACATTAAAAGAAAGAACACAAGATATGTTAAAAGAAGCAGATCGATTAACTGCAACCCCATATCAAGAAGATTTATTAGAAGACTATGCAGCAAAACAATATAGAGGCTACCAATTAGGTGGCCGTGTTGGTTTTGCTGATGGACCAGATGATCCTAATAAAAGAAGTACAATGAAGATATTAGGTGGACTTGCATCATTACCTCTTGTCGGTAGATTTTTTGATTTAGCACAGATCGCAGCACCTGTAGCAGAAAAAGCAGTTTCGACGGCACAAAATGTTCCATCATATTTTTTTAAACTTATAAACAAAATTAAAAAATTTGGAAAAGATGAAACAGAAATATTTTCTAGAGAACCCAGAGAACAGGTTACTACTTATAGAACTTCAGATGCAGATTATGAATTATATGAAGATTTAAATACAGGTAGTGTACAGATTAAAATTAGAAAAGGAGATCCAGATGGCTACAGTGGATACAAAGAGCAAGAATTAACTTTGACTAAAAATCAACCAGATGAACGTACAGGAGTTGTTTCTAGTGATTATGATGAGTATACAGTTAGACCAGACACCGATGGCAAAATGAAAGATATTGATGAAGGGTTAGAAGATATAGATGATTTGATAGAAGAACTTGGACCTGAAAATATTTCAGTAAAAGAGCTAGAAGATATGGGTTATGACGTAAACAGATTAGGACCAACTATAAAAAAGAAGTTAGGAATTAAATAATGTATTCTAAAGGTAAAAAAAGTGGTCCTCCACCAAAAAAAGGTCCACAGTCTCAAGGCTTGAATATTAAATACAATACTGTTAAAACAGTCAAATTAACGGAGAAAATAAATGGCAGACATAGACAAGTCTCTTCCAAACGAACCTAGGAAGGAAATAAATATTCCTGGGGAAGAAGAAATTCAAGAACAGGTAGTAGAAGCTATTGAAGAAGAACAACAATCACCAGATGATATCGAAGTAAAAGAAAATGAAGATGGATCGGTTGATATTAATTTAGATCCAGAAGCTGCGAACCCTGAAGGTGGTGAAGATCATTATTCAAACTTAGCAGAATTTTTACCTGATGAAGTTTTAGGTTCTTTAGGCTCAGAACTTAATCAAAAATATATGGACTATTCTATGTCTAGAAAAGATTGGGAAAAGTCGTATACTCAAGGTTTAGATTTATTAGGATTTAAATATGACAACAGATCGGAACCGTTTCAAGGTGCTTCGGGTGCTACGCATCCTGTTTTGGCGGAAGCCGTTACGCAGTTTCAAGCGCTCGCTTATAAGGAGTTACTCCCAGCTGATGGACCAGTCAGAACGCAAATCTTAGGAATACAATCTCCAGATAAAGTTTTACAAGCGACTCGTGTAAAAGATTTCATGAATTATCAAATCATGGATCAAATGAAAGAATACGAACCAGAGTTTGATTCTATGTTATTTCATCTGCCACTTGCAGGTTCTACTTTTAAAAAAGTTTATTACGATGAAGTAGAAGGCAGAGCAGTTTCAAAATTTGTACCTGCGGATGATTTGGTTGTTCCGTACACGGCTACCTCATTAGACGATGCGGAAGCAATCATTCATAAAGTAAAAATTTCTGAAAACGATTTAAGAAAACAACAAGTTGCAGGTTTTTATAGAGACATTGAATTGTCTCCACCACAAGATACTGAAACCGATGTAGAGAAAAAAGAGAGAGAACTAGAGGGTGTAAAGAAAGCAAAGAACGAAGATGTATACACTCTATTGGAATGTCATGTTGATTTAGATTTAGAAGGTTTTGAAGATGTTAATCAAGAAACAAATGAACCATCAGGAATTAAACTTCCATACATTGTAACATTGGAAGAAGGATCAAGAGAAATATTATCTATCAGAAGAAATTATGAAGTAGGTGATCCAAAGAGAAATAAAATACAATATTTTGTACACTTCAAATTTTTACCAGGTTTAGGTTTCTATGGTTTCGGTTTAATCCACATGATAGGTGGACTGTCAAGAACAGCGACCGCAGCTTTAAGACAGCTCTTAGATGCGGGAACGCTATCTAATCTGCCAGCTGGATTTAAAATGCGTGGTATTAGAATTAGAGACGACGCCCAGTCTATTCAACCAGGTGAATTTAGAGATGTAGATGCACCAGGTGGTAACTTAAGAGATTCATTTATGATGTTACCATTTAAAGAACCATCACAAACATTATTAGCGTTGATGGGTGTA